CCCGCTGTCGATGGCGACCTACTCCAAGATGCGCCGCGACACGCAGATCTCCTCGGTGCTCAAGGCCTACACCTACCCGTTGCGCTCGGCGACGTACGCGGTCAACCCGCGCGGCTGCCGCGACGAGGTCGTCCAGCTGTGCGCCGACGCGTGGGGGCTGCCGATCGCGGGCGACAACGACGGGCCCGGCCCGGCGCGGCGCCGCGGCATCGTCTGGGACGACCACCTGCGCCTCGCCCTGCTGATGCTGCCGTTCGGCTTCTCGCCGTTCGCCATCCGCTACGAGGTGGGTGGCGCCCCGATGCGGGCGCGGCTGGTTGAGCTGTCCGAGCGGCTCCCGCAGACCATCACCGATATCGAGATCAACGATGACGGCTCGCTCAAGGGTATGAAGCAGAACGCCTCCCGCGATCTGATGCGGGCCAAAGACCTGCTGGTCTACACGCACGAGCGCGAGGGTGCGGCGTGGCAGGGCACGTCGATGATCCGCGAGGCGTACGGGCCGTGGTTGCTGAAGAACGAAATGCTGCGCGTGCTCGGCCAGTCCAACCGCCGCTTCGGCATGGGCGTCCCCTCCGTCAAGGCCCCGCCCGGCAACACCCCCGCCGACGTGGCGGCCGCGGCCGAGATCGCGGCCGGCTTCCGTGCCGGCGACCAAGCGGGGATCGGACTGCCGAACGGGTTCACCTTCGAGCTGGCCGGCATGACCGGATCGGCGCCCGACACGCTCGGCTTCATCCGCTACCTGGAAGCGGCCATCGCGTCGTCGGTGCTGGCCGACGTGCTCAAGCTGCCCGACACGGGCACCGGCAACCGGGCGCTCGGCGACACCCTGATCGGCCTGCTTCAGATGAGCTGGCGCGCGGTGGCCCGCGAGATCACCGGCCCGGCAACGCGGATGAACGTGCAGATCGTGGACTACAACTTCGGCGAGGACGAGCCGGTACCCGCCGTCCTGTGCACCGACATCTCCCGTCCCGAGATCACCAGCGAGGCGATCGGGATGCTGGTCTCCTCGGGCGCGCTCACTCCCGACCTCGGCCTCGAGAACGACATGCGGCTGCGCTACAACCTGCCGGTCATCGAGGACGCGGACCGCCGGGCTTCACGGGAGGCGGCGGCACCCCCCGCCCCTGTCGTGGAGCCCGGCCGCACCAACGAGCAGGTGCCCGCATGATGCATCAGGTCGCACGCGACGCCCTGCACAAGCAGTTTCGGCAAGCGGCCCACTGCGCATCTCGCCCGGCGGCCGACCGTGCCTACTTTCTCGGCAAGGTGGACGAGATCCTTGACCAGTTCCTGAGCTGGGAACTGCTGGCGACCGAGTGGGACGCCGACAAGTGGGGGCTTGATCCCGACGGATGGATGGGGCCCGAGCGCCAGGAACTGCGGCGCCGCGCATGCGGCCGCGACCCCGTCGAGCCGATGATGCGAGTGAAGTCGTGACCGACGTGGAGGTCCGCAAGCCGGTCGCGCTGCGCACGCTGCCCGGGATCGAGATGGCCGCGGTCGGCACGTGGCACGCAAGCACGGGCGTCACGACGTTCACCCAAGAGGACTTCACCGACGCGGTGGCCGCACTCCAGTGCCCGGGCGTCCGGAACCCGGTGATCAAGCTGGGGCACTCCGAGGAGGACTCCACCTCGGGCGTGCGATGGGACGGCGAGCCCGCGCTGGGCTGGGTCGCCAACATGCGCTTTGACGGCGCCAAGCTCCTCGGCGACTTCACGGGCCTGCCCGCGTGGCTGGCCGACGCCGACGAGAACGGCCTGTCCGTCATGGCCGCGGCCTACCCCGACCGGTCGATCGAGATCTACCGGCCGTTCCTGTGCCAGGTCGGCCACGTGCACCCATCGGCCGTGACCGCGATCAGCCTGCTCGGCGTCGCGCCGCCCGCGATCGGCGTACTCAAGAGCATGCAGGACGTGTACGCCCTGTGGACCGAGCCCGCCGTGGGCGAGGCGGTACAGGCCGCCGCCGTTCAGCGCGACGAGGACGGCCGGCGCAGCCTCGCGGCCGGCGGCGAGCGGATCGAGGTCGTGGTCCACATGGCCGCCGAGCCCGAGCGCCGGGCCCTTACCGACATCGAGCAGCGATCGGGCGCCGACTTCGATCTCGACGACCGGCAGTGGTCCGAGGCGCTGGACGATCTGATGGAGGTCTGGCCCGACCTCGCCGAACGGCAGCGCGCCGAACTGGCCAAGCAGGTGGCATCGGCGGTAGACGACGCGCCCGACACGCTGGGCGACCTGCAAGCCGACAGCTCTGATATCGCCGAGGTGCTGGTGGCTGCGATGCTCGTCGTCGCTCAGGAGGCCGCGGCAGCGCAGGTGGCCGAAGCCGCGAGTCAAGGCGTCAGCGTCTCCGAGCCCGACGTCGATGAGTCTTTCGTCCGCGACGCCGCGCTGGCCGTAGCCGCCGCGATGGCCGCCAGCACCGCATCGACCGCGGGCCGCACGGCAGCGCAATGGCTCGGCCAAGGCGACGGCGCCGCGATCTCCGCTCAGGTCTCGGCCCACCTCGCCGGACTGTCCGACGCCTTCCCTCGCTCGGAGTTCGGCGGGGCCCTGTCGGCCGCGCAGGCCGCCGGTCGCCGCGCGGTGCTGGAGAGCTACACGGGCGCGGCCGACTACTACGCGTCCGAGGCGAACGACCGCAGCACGTGCGCGCCGTGCCGGTCCATCGACACCAAGCGGTTCGACTCGCTCGACGCCGCGCTGGCCGCGTACGGGTCCGGCAAGTACCAGGGCTGCGCGGGCGGGGCCCGGTGCCGCGGACGGCTCATCACCATCTTCGGGTCCGACCGGGCTTCGGTTGCGACCACTGTTCGGATGACCTTAGGAGGCCCCATGGGCACCACGGCCGGAGGCGTCGTCAAGGCGTCCGTCTCCGTGGAAGACATCAGCCGCAAGTACTACGAGTCGGCCGGCTACTCGATGTGGATCGCGGAGTTGCAGGTGGACCCGCTCCAGCTCATCACCGCCGACGACGCATCCGGCAAGCACTACCGGGTGCCCGTGGAGCTCAGCGGCGACGAGTTCGTGTTCGGCGAGCCGCAAGAGGTCGTCATCCAGTACGCGGACGTCAAGTCTGCGGCGAAGGCCCCCGTCCAGTTCGCCGAGCGCAAGCTGGCGCTGCTGGCCGCCGGCAAGAACCCCGACGGCACCGACCGAGTGGCCGGTGACGTGTCGCCCGCCGGCGCCGCGATCCGCAAGGCCGCCGACAAGGTGGCCGCCGCCGTCCCCTCCGTACTCGAGACCGAGGTCCCCTCGGCGACCGAGCCCGAGGGTGAAACGCAGACCCCCGACGCCGATCCGGCGGCCGGGCCCATCACCACCCCGAAGGAGGCCCCCGTCGTGGACGAGGCCAAGATGCGGGAAGCGCTGGGTCTCGGACCCGACGCGTCGAAGGCCGAGATTGAGAAGGCGTTTGCCGCTCAGCTCTCGGCCGAGCCCGCCAGCACGAACGAAGACACGGACCCTCTCGCGGCGCTGACCGCGAAGCTCCCGGCCGGTGAGCGGCCGATCCTGGTCGATCCCGTGAACTACCGCTCGCTCGTCGAGATGGCCGCTAAGGGCGAGACCGCCTACCAGCGCGTCGTCAAGACGGAGGGCAAGGAGTTCCTGGAGAAGGCCGCGCACGAGGGCCGCTTCCCGGTGGCCCGCCTGTCGGTCTACCAGGAGATGTGGGACAAGAACCCCGAGGAGACCCGGGCCTACGTCAACCTCATGCCCAAGAACACGGTCCCCACGCTGGCGACCGGTCTGCTCGGGGCTGAGATCAGCCAGAACGAGTCTGACCTTGCCTACGACGGCGTGTACGGAAAGGCGGTTTCCTGATGGCTGAGTACGGACCCGTCTTCCCCACCGGCGGCGCACCGATCACGATGCAGGCTTCGGCCAACGTGACCGGCGGCCGGCTCGTGGAGGTCACCGGTAACGGCACCGTCGGCCCCGCCGCCGCGGCCAGCGTCAAGGCGCTCGGCGTGGCATGCACCGACGTCCTGTCGGGCCAGAAGGTCCAGGTGTGGCCGCTGCCCGGCGTCGTGCACGAAGTCACCGGAGCGGGCGCCATCGCCGCCGGTGACAACCTCGCCTCCGGCGCTGCGGGCGTGGTCGCCCCCATCGCTGCGGGCACCTTCGGCCAGCTCGTCGGAGTGGCGCTCGCCGCCGCCGCCGACGGCGCGACTGTCCGTTTCATCGGACGTTAGGAGAGCTGATCCGTGGCGATCACCTATCCCCCGGCAGCTCCCACGCTGACCGGTGACGTTGTTGCAATCTCCCGGTTCCTGAACACCCCGACCGCCGTCTCCCGCCGGCTGCGCACCATCG